ACCGAACCAGCCGTTACAAACCTATTACGAAGTGGACTTGTAACTGTTGTGGAAAATTCTTGATTTTGAGTAAAACTTCCTCCATTGACTTTCCAATTAATATCGTTTGCTTGGCTATGTGTAACAGCTAACCAATTTACACCTGAAAAATACCCTGTTATCTCAAAAAAAGCACCTGCCGTACCTCCTGCTTGATTAATATCAATACTGACTCCACTACCATCATTCCCTAATCTAGCCAAATCTGGAGCAGTCAATCTCGCCCATTCTCTGCCATCAGCAGAATAAACATTCATTCCATGAGTTGCTGTCTCCTGTTCTAACAGTTGCCACGATGAAAACTTATGCCTCTGACTCCCAAAATGACTGCCAATTCTAGGGTCTTTGATTGGCTTGGAACCTTTGATGTCTGTATAATAATAACTGTGGCCATCGGTATGTGCAGTACCATAAACATAAGAACCACCTAATGCAGTTCCACTTAAATCTTTCCCTGCAACCGCTGGTTGTAGTACTCCATACTGGATATGAGGTTTAACTGGAATTGCACTTGCAGCTATATCTTCTCCAGCGACAGTTGCTGTGGTTGCGGTTAATGTTTTATCTAATCTTCGTATTGGCATTGGTTACTTTATGGTTTAGTTGGCCATGTTATATCTGAATATTTAGTCTTGCTAGACTGATCTGAAGGTAACTCCCTTAATTTCTTTCTGTATGTTGCCATGTCTCCCGAAAGTGTTTGGTCTGACAGAGCAAGGTGATCTGTTTCTGCTAGTAATCGTGTTCTTTCTCTGCGTATATTTATCCATTCATCTGTGAGTAATCGGGCATCCTTTGTATCATCTTGTCCTACGAAATGTGATTTGACATATTGTTTTGGATCATGACTGTTTCCTTCATTATCCTTAATTTCTTCTGCATCTCTTTTACTAACATAGTACTTGATGTTGTAGACTAAGGCTTCATCTGGTGAACGATTACTATTAACATAATCACCAAGCTGACTCAATCTTGTCTGTACATCCTCATCTGTACATTCAACAATTGTGAAGTCCTCTGAAGGATATGTAACTACATCATTACCATCATCATCCTGAGTTGTGATTGTTGCCAACCATGCCCAGTATTCAGACTTAGTTATATCTTTTGACTTACGCCTACATTGCCACTCTGTTTCGTGGATATGTTGGAGTACGTTGCTTTTGTGTGATATATACATATTATTTAACCCTTGTTACTTGATAATTTCCATAATGACCTTCTCTGAGATAACCTCTTATTTGAAAATAATCTCCCCTTTTCATGTCTATTTCAAAGGCAAGAGTTGCAGAATAATGATCTCCATCTACCAAATATCCCGAAAAAGCTTCTACACCATTTATCATTACAGATAATGCTCTATTAGCACCCTGTGCGGTATAAGATAAGCTATGTACATTAACACAATAGTATCCTGTTCGTAAACATATATGTCTGTCATATGCAATAGCAAAATCCTTTTGATGAAAATCTTGATTTGTGCTCATTCCAGCACCTCTGTATTCATCAAAAATAGCACCTCCACTACCAACATCTACATTAGATGATAATCCTGCACTCCAAGTTATATTCCCCATATAACTCACATCTCTAGTAACCTCATCCCATGTCTTACCATCTGGAGTAACCACAAGATTAGTCTGTTCCATGTTGCGATCACCACCTACTAACTCATGCAGGAAGGGAGTTTCAAAGGTCTGGTAGTGGGATGATGTGTGGATTGGGGAGTGAACTTCACTTCCAACAGGGATATAATACGATCCAGTGCTAGTATCGTACATTTTCATGATATGGTTCCCTACATCTAAATTACGGACTCCTACACTCTCTTCAGCATTGACTCCGTTTGAATTATCCTGTTGAGAAAATGTTCCATCATTATTGCTTGTATCCCAATGAGTTGCAGAACTAGACCCAATTCTATCTCCTGCAACGTATTCTGGGTGTGATGTGCCATAGGCAGCCCCATCAATCTGAAATGATGTATTATCACTCCTATCTGTGTGAACATGAAACCGTTGGGATATACCACTTCCGAAAAATGGTAGCGTATTTTGTTTGACGCTTGCATTATTATATATTCTAAATCCACCTAATGTAGCTTCTGGATAAATACTAAAGGTTAAAGCACTACCAGAATCCCAAAAGTGATCTCTTGAGGAACTTACAAACCGAACACCTTTGCTCATTTTTTCTACTCCAAAGGAACTATTAGGAACAAAATCTGCCATCAGTATATAATCTGCAATGATTACAGCATCCTCTGGAATAGGTGGCATCTTGGGTTGGTGGAAGGTTATGTTATCCCAGATTAACCCTCTATCCCAATTTGTAGATTGACTCTGGATTACCACTCCGTCAAGAGTTATTGTACCAGCATTATTTGAATATCTCGCCAACTTAAAAACATGAGTACCATACGGTAGATTTTGAGCAACAGTACGGAGTGTACCGCCCTGATTAACATTAAGAGTCAGTCCAGTACCAATAAATGTAATATAAAGGAACTTATCAGTTGCTGAAAGTTTAAAATTTTCTGAACTGTTCCATTCAAACCCATCTGTAGACATACTCGTTAGTCCATCATCCATAACATAGGCTACTGAATTTCCTGTTACACTAGACATACTAAAATCTTTGTAAGTACCTGAAGTACCACCATTAGCATTTCCATTCCCAAACTCTCTAAAGTGGAAAGTCTTTGCAACTTCTGCTTGTGAGTGGTCTATTGCTAGATCTGTAAATGTTGGATAGAAAGTATTGTTTGCTACTGCCGCACTTGAAGTTCCTGCCGAATCATCACCCTTTTCAGTTCCATTAGTGAGTGATGCTGAGCTAGCTATTGACCTAGCATTAGGAGGCATCATATTGACTGAACACTTTAGAGTACCACTAGAGTCTACCCACCAAACAACTCTACCACCATTGTAAGGTTTATAGTAATTCGTTGAAACCCATGCCGCTAAACCTAGTGAGGTTGTAGTATCTATATTAGCACTAGACCCTGTTCCTACAGGCCATGCAGTACCATTATGTGCGCCAGAAGCCCATGCAGTTGAACCATCAGTCTTAAATGCAAAAGGATCGTAGTGTGGTGTCCCTGAGACTGTGAACTTCTTTCCGTAGGATACTACATTCTGTGAAGGTATCTGTATCTTTGATTTGTTTGCAGTTGATGTGGTGTCTTGGGCTATTAGTTCAATACCAAACATTCTTAACCATTCACTACCACCAGTTTTTGCTTCAAATTTTAAGGTATTGATTTTTGGTGTAGTTCCTAATGAAGCTGATAAAGTAGATCCTCCATTGATTACTGAGCCGGGATCTACAAATCTACCTCCAAGTGGAGAATATGTCGTAGCATCTCCTGCTAAAGTTGTAGACCCATCTACTGATATAGTTCCATTTACATATACATCAACATCATCACATCTATCAGTATGAGAAGAATGTATAAAATTAATATCATTAAAGTATCCTACAATTTCAACAATAGCTCCACCACAATTACTTCCATTATCTGTCCGTTGACCCCAACTATCATTAGTAATAGTCCAATCAGAATCACCAGAAACAGCTCTTATCCATTCTCTACCATCTATACTATAAACATTCTTACCATGAGTAGCAGTTTCTTGTTCTAGTAACTGCAATGACTTAAACTTATGTCTCTGACTACCAAAATACGCTCCAATTCTAGGGTCTTTGATAGGCTTGCTTCCTTTGATGTCTGTGTAGTAGTACATCCTTCCGTCAGCATGAGTAGTTCCATAGGTATAAGTAGAACCATGACTTGTACTAATAGCTACACCATTTACATCTTTCCCCGCAACAGCAGGATGTAAAACTCCAGGCTGTATATGGGGTTTTCCTGGCAAGTCAAGGTCTGACTGTCCACCTCCAATTAGAAAATCCGAATATTGTCTTGTTTTAGTTGCCATTTATATTTCTCTTTATTCCTAATATTTATGCAGTTGTTGGTAGATACCTAACCACTAGGGATGACCCTGTGGGAGCTGCACCACCCGCTA